CTGCGGGGGTTTCCAACTTTCTTGCTAGGTGCTTTAAGGTCAGATCCAGGATTTTCGCGTTCGTAACTTCTTCTGCCTTTTTCGTTAAGTCCGCCTGACTTGTTTTGTCCTGACTTTTTTGTCCATGCTGCTCCTTCTTCGACATTGTTTGTCTCCTCTTTTTTTACACAGCGGTTGTACGTTTTTCCGAATAGTTTTTGGGTTCCTTTCTTCTCATAACCTTTCCAACATTTTTTCGCTTCGTCGAATGTAACTTCTTCGTTCTTAGGGCGACAATCATTTACCAATTTGCCCCCTTTCATTTTCATTCCTACTTTTTTATGCGTTTTCCAACATTCCGCTTGGAATTTAGCAAAGGTCGTTGTACCTTCAAATTCTTCTTTCTTAGTTTTATTTCCCCAATTCTTTGCACCAACTTTTCGGCATTTGACAAGTGCACCGCTTGCATAAGCACTTGGCCAAACTGAATAACGAGATTTTACTTTCGTATAACAGGCATCTTTCTTGCCCTCAAGAAATGTTTTAAATGAATTCATCTGTTCTGTTGCCACGTTTTTTGCCTTACCTTTTCTATTTGGGTTTGGGTCTTGACGGTTCTTACGACGAAAAGCAGCATCCTCTTCCTTTTTATTGAGGTTGCGCTTCATCTTAGATGATCCACATTTTGGTTTAGTTTTTTGTCCTGGTTGTCTAGCACAGGGCTTTCCTGAGTATTTACCGCCCAGTTGAACCCAACCAGGGGTACCATCAGAAGAGCGACTCTTGCTAAACCAGTCACGCAAAGAACTATCACCACTTTTGTTTTCATCTAATCTCATCGTAAACGATAGAACACTTACTTATTATTTAGTATTCCTTTTTTTAGTAACTTCTGCAACTCTGTAGTTGACCCTACAAAAACAGCATTATTAGTTACATTACCACCTGTTGATTTTCCACTATCTTCCTCAAGTTGTTTTAGTTTCTTTTGTAAATCTAAAAGTTTATCTGTATTATCACCAACACTTTTTAAAATCTGACCAGCAACTTCATATGCTCTAGGACTGTCACTTTCTGCTGCTAGTTCCATGATTCCGTTGAGTGCTTCTTGTCCCTTTTCAATTAAGGAATACAAGTTACCTCTAGTGTATTCATAATCTTTAGTTATATCATCTGTTTCTTGTTTAGGAATTGGCACAGCATCTTTCTGAATCTCAGTAATACTAGATTCGATTGATGTATCTAGTGCTTCATTAATTTCGTCAAATTTGTTGTCTTTCATCATCCGTCAACATCCTTTCCTTCACTTGGACTATATTTAGTTGGAGTCAAATAAATTGATGTAGTTTCATTGAATCCAAAATCATCACCTGCTTCGACTAACGGATCATCGGCAGCAGTAATCGCTCCGTCGTCGTTGTAATCTTTTTTCGCTTTTGGTGTAGTTGTATATCTGACACTCTTTCTTGCGGTTCTTGTATTTGTATCTTGGTAGATATCGACCATAACCTTCTTGATGATTCCATCTGGAGAATCTGCGATTGCACCGAAGAGTTGAGTTTTTGCAGTAAAAGTCAATGTATAAATGAGTGCTCTACGAGTTGTAAAGTCTCCCTCATATTCATCAGAAAAACTAATATTGTTTAGTGTAATAGGAATATCTCTTTTCTCTCCAATAGAACTTACTAGGTCTATCGTAACATTAAAACTTGGTTGGAAATAAGGTAATATCTGTTCAATAATTTGTAAAGCATCATCATTTAATTTTGTAAAAATTGATAATGAAAATTGAAGGTTATAAGGAACAGGCATGAATACCTTTTTCAAAGAACCACTGGGTTTCATAGTGGTTTTGAATGTTTGAGTAATTCCTGTTTTTCTTGTTGCATCATACTCAATACCAGTCATTTCAAATGACATTCTTGGTAAAGTAATTGCAATGTCTCTCTCATTTGTTTTACCTTGCTCAATTCTTGCCAAGAATTTTTGTGCAGGACCATATGCTAGGGGTACCTTAATTGCACTAATATCCTTACCATTAGCATCTTGATGGCGTAGTTGAATATTATTAAATAAGGTTCCGAAACCAATAATTGTTTTTCTTAGGATTTCGTGATAGTAATACTGCCCTAACATTAGAATTCACCAAATGGGTTTTTCTCAGAAAAATCTAAGATTAAATCTGCCTCTGTTTCAAAGACATCACCTTCATTGAAAGCATCATAAGTATCTTCAAAATTATATGTTCTCACAGTGTATGTAGCAGATGAGGAAGAACCAACAACTGTTTCCCCGTCATAGAACGTTCCAGTAACAATACCAACCTTAAGAACACCCTTAGTTGCATCCCATTCCCTAACTCTTGCTGTTGTACTGCTTGATTGCCCAGTAACTAGTTCATTGTATACATAAGTGCCAGTTCCGTTCTGAGGAGCACCAGAGAAGGTTACAGAAGGTGCCTCTGTATATCCAGCACCTGCATTAGTAATGTATACATTAGTAACTTGACCTCTAGAATTAAGAGTTGCAAATGCAGTTGCATCAACTCCACCAGCTGGTGCAGTTCCTATAGCAACAGTTGGCGCAGAAGCATATTGAGTTCCTGATGTTCCAACAGTAATTTCTCCAACACCGAAGGAAGTTCCAGATCCAACTACAAAAGTACAAGTTGCAATTGCACCAGATCCACCACCACCTGTAATGAAGATAGTTGGTTTTTCACTATATCCATAACCTGCATTTGTTAATCTAATTGCTTCTACTGCCTGTAATTGTCCCATAGCAGTTGTGATTGCAACAGCAGTAGCAGTCGTAAATCCAACTGGAGGAGAAGTGAATGTTACTAGAGGAGTGCTTGTATATCCATATCCATCATTCTGTAAGAATACTTGACCAACATAACCAGTAGTTGTACTTGCAGTTCCTAAAGCAGTGGTTCCATTTCCTACAATGTTTAATGTAGTAATAAATCCTTCATCAAGAACTGTCTTATCAATACTATCAATACCTGTATCAAGTACCTCATCCTCGTACTCGAATAATTCACATCTAAGTTCAAAAACGTAGTTTTTACGAAGCATGAAGAAAGGTTTTTCTACTTCTACATACTTGATCTCAAATAACTTTTTCCCAAGTGGGAAGTATACTAAATCACCCTCTCTAGGGGTATCAAAGAATTCAACTTCATCATCATCCATCTGATCCATAAATGGACGGATAAAATCTGTAAACCTCTCTTTAGAAATAATCAATTGTACTTCATCTTTTAGAGTGATTCCAAATTTTGTTAAGATATCTCCATTCCCTTGGAACCCATCATAGTTTTGCAAATATGCTTCAATGGTAAAATTATCATCAAACTTTGATGATTGCACTTCTTCTATAATTGATTTTTTATTTACAAACTTCCTTGGAATGTATGTGACATCAATACCATACATCCTCAACTGTTCGTTGATTAAATCTTGTACAAGGTTCTGTTCTCCAGATGACCCTTGTATAAAAAAGGGATTGAGTGCCATTATCCGATAAGATCAAAAGGTGGGAGTTCGTACTCGCTAATCATTGCCTGTCTCAACTCAGTGAGTTCTCTTTCAGCATCGTCATATATTGGTCTTCCATTTAATTCAATACCACCAGGAAGTTTTACACCTTGAAATTTAATTAAGTTCTGACCCCATTGTCTTTTAATCAATGCAGTAGCATATCGTTTTAAGAAATAATTATTCCAAACTAACTGATTAGTTGATGGATCAAGTGCTCTGTAACAATCAATAATAATATAATCATCTACAGTTGCATTATTCCACTCAATGTCAATATAAAGTTTTCCTTGAGTTTTATTAAATCTTATTTGCTTATCAGTTGTAAGTAATCTATCAATAGTCTCTAAGTGACTCTTAACCATAGAGTAACTTAATAACTCACTAGCACCCAACCAATAAATGTCATTTAAAAATAATTGATATTTAACACTGAACATTCCACTAGAAATGCTACTGCTGTCAAATCTGAATACTTTATTTACTCCAATAACATCATCTGGAATCTTTAAAAAATTACTATTCTCTTCAAAGTTAAAACCAACACTACTTCCAGTAATAGTAGCACTATCTGTTGTTGTAGTTATACCTGCACCTTGATTTCCAACTCTTGCTTTTCCTCTATCAATATCGTCTTGTGTAATCTTATATTTCAAATATTGACTTTCAGTTCCATCAAAATGTCTCTCTTGCCAAAACTGCAAAGCATCATCTACCAAATCATCAATTTGGTCATCATCAACATTGATTTCTAATACAGGAGCACCTAATTGCCTTAGGCAATAGTCTTTAAATCCTTCTCTGGTAGATGGTTTTGCCATATTTACCCACTTACAGTAATGTCAACATTTTCTTTGTCGTTATTATTTAGAACGGTTACCTTCTGGGCAGTAGAAGTTTTAATTAACTTTGTATCCACCTCTGCATCTTTAGGAACAGTTATTTTTTGAGTATAAGTCATGTGGTTACTCCTGCTCTTACCATTGCTGAACCTTCTATAACATGTACTTTATCTCCACCAGATTCTGTAATCAGAACATCATATCTGTAACGACCTTCTTTTAATCTAGTAGTATCTGTTGCGGTCATTGTTAATTTTAATTCACCACCTGCAAGATCAGTAGAAGTCATTGCAAAACCCACTCCAGAACTAGCACCAGGATGTTTTTTCAAAATAGCACTCATTCCAGCACCAACTAAACTGTAAGAAGTCTCATCTGGATTTCTTAAGTTATAGGTCTCATTGAAAGTTGAACCAGTATTAATAACAATATTTTTATTGTAAACTGCTGCCATCAGAAAAAAATATATACCGTTTAGTTATTTAGTCCTTTTATTAAATCTCTAATCAAACCTTTCAGTTCTTTAAGATCTCCCTTGATTTCTTCAACTTCAAGATCCATCTTTTCAACTTTAGCATTTTGCTCTTCTTGTTTCCTCTGGATTGCCTCAGATCTTTTTTTGTTCTGCTGATAGATTTTGTAAGCAGTATTATCCATATTCAAAACTGCACCAGTCTCCATGTCTTTAAAAAGACCAGGATTATCTGCTACTGGTCTAATATCAAATTCTTCAGAATAATTCATTAAAGAAAATTCTTCATCTTTTCCTCTTGCATCTTCAAGATATTCTATTTTCTTTTCATCCTCTTTTAATTGTTCATCAAGTTTTTGTTGATCTTTATACATCTTCCAAATCTCTTCTTCTTGGTATTGATCCAAGATAGTTTGAAATGCAAATTCATTAAAAGCAGATGTGTCGGGGTCAGGTGATGACATTGTGATATTAAAAAGACACCTATATTTAGGTGCCTTTTATAGTTTATGTGTACGCAATCGCTCTGATTGATCTGAATTTAGGAGGATCAGCAGCATTTGTACCAGACATCATAATCTTGATTCTGAATCCTGTGAATTCAGTTAGGTCTTGAGCATTAAATTCATACTGGATGAATTCATCAGATAGTGGAGCAGATGGTCTGATCTTTCTATCTGGACGACCATTATTATTCAATGGTGTAATTACTTTATCACCTAATCCGTTACCATCAGTATCTTTCAAGTTATCATAGCCAGGGAAGAGACGCCATGGAGCAGCACCACCTTCAGCAGTTGTTTGAAGTTGATATGCAACACGGAAATCAGATGTTTCACTTCTGTATGCTTCAATGATTACTTTTAGAGCAACTGATTCATTCTCAAGTGCAACGTTCTTACTTACGTAAGCAGATGCATGTGGATCTTCACCAGCAATGTTAACACGACCATCTAAGGCATAATCGCTGACTGGATCATTAATTCTAAAGAATTCAAATTCAGTTGCACCAACCGTAGAATCAATAGTTGGAGATACATTTTTATCTGTTGTTTGTAATGTAATTGCAGTTGTGAAAGACTTATTCCTGAATAATTCAGTGTTATATGCGTCTTCATTAACTTTAGAAGCAATCATTCTTACATCACTAAACTGATTAACATTACCAAGATCAATATTTACATAACCTTTATCTACATAAGAGACTTCATTTCCACTTGGACTTGTACCTGTTATTGTTCTAGCTTGTGCAGTAACAGAAGTCTTACCAGTAGGTTTAATAACTCTGTAGTTAGGTTTGATACTAGAGTACAATAAGTTAGTTGTACTATCAATTTCATCACCACCAGCAGCACCGCTATCAGCGAAACTTAGGAGTGGAGCATTAACTAATGAACCATCATCACTTCTGTCTGTACCATTTTGATCTCTTTGGATTCTGATATAGAAGTTATCAATATCAAACTCATATGGGTCAATGTCATGAGTTGTATTAATTCTTCTGAGAGATACACCTTGTAATTCATACAAGTCAACTTCTTCTCCAAGAGCATGTGGAGTAGAAACTGTACTGTCAACACCTCTAGTGCCGATAGTTAATGTTCCTTCACCAACACCAGTGTAAGAAATAAGTTCTTGATCAATCAATACATAACCTGGATTTGTTGCACTTACTGGCATTCCTTCAAATGTCTCATAACCCATGGTAGAAGCAACAGAAATTACAGTGCTAGTAGAAGTAACATCTGCAGATAGTTGTGTTGCATCAGCAAGATCCTTACATCCACTAATAGTAATCTTGTTAGATCCACTATACATACCGTGATTTGGAAGATAAACAATTATCATGTCACCTTCGTTAGAGGTAGGACCAGTTCTTGCGGATAATGTAATTGTAGTAGTTCCAAGTGCTATTCTTGTTCCAGCATCATCGAAATAAACAAGTTTTTCGCTAGTAACAAAGGTGTTACCACGTACATCTTCTAAGTACAATCTATCAACACCACTAGTTGCTTCAATTGACAATTGACATTGAGAACCAGCACCACCAGCATCAGCAGTTGTAATACCGATAATATCACCTACAGCATAACCATGTCCACCATCTACAATAGTTGCACCAGCAGCAGTTACGTTTCCATTTTCAATAAAGAGGTTTGCTTTTGCACCAACTCCATTACCAGTAACAGCGAATAGATCAACATTATTATATTGACCATCGATGTAATCAGTACCACCAATAGCAACTGTAGAAATACCTGCGTAAGAACCAAATGTTAGGTCAATAGGACCACCTGTACTTTCAATAGTACCAAAGACATAAGACTTACCAGAACTACCACCTTCAGCAGCAGTTGCTTCACCAATCTTCCTACCAGTAGTAAGAATACCTGCCATCACAGTTCCATTTGCGACTGTATCAATACCAACGGTTACAGATCTAGAAACGACTTGGAAAGAATCAGGTTCAAGACGTCTGATGTAGTTGTTACTTACATCAAGATCTGGGTTGTGCATATAAACAGTACCAGAAGTAGCTGTAAATTCTGCTCTCTTAAGTCTGAATGTTAAATCTTCTTCCTGAGTTGGAGTCCAAATAGAACCGTTCTGTGACTTGAATAGAGAACCAGCACCCCACTGTTTACTATGCTGAGAGTTCTGACCTAATCCTAATGCCTTAAAGTTGAGTGTCTTAGAACCCATCCTTGCAAGGAAGACTTCATAAGAATCAGACTCTGACAAGAGAACAACACAGAATTCAGTGTTTGGAGCACAGAATACAGGAGACTTAAAGTTAAATGTAGTCTTATGAGCATCATTACCTGCAGATGCACCAGTGTCAGGAACCAATGTAACTTGGTCTGGATCAAGTTTTACTTCAGAGTATTCTAAAACATTTCTGGTTGGAATACCCAACTGCATTTGTCTGACTTCAAGGAATACTGGGAGTTTTTCATCCTTAGTATAGAACCAAACGTCAAGACTAGTAAGGAAGACACCACTAGCATCTGTTGTAAATGACTGTGCAAGAGGGTCTCTGTGGAAGTAAACCTTATACTTAGTCGTTCTCCAAGTTTCAATAACACCAGTAGACTTATAATCTGCTTGTCCTGAGGAGATCTTTGTAGATCCAGGAATTGCTTTAGTGTTATTAATATCAGTATTAAGAACAAATTGTTTAGTACCTGTCTTAAATCTGTTTGGAGGTGCAGGATTTGCAAGAGGATCTCTAATAAAGAAGCATGCTTGGATATCACCAAACTTATCAGAAACCAAACGAATCTGACTTACCTTTGCAGTAGCACCAGACTGTTGACCAGTCAGTAACATGTCATTAACAACATATCCACTGAATGAACCTTGTGCCTCTTCCGCCATGGAAGCAACGTCAACGTTTAGAATTGTTGAAGACTTAGAATATGTCGTAGGAATATTCTGTGCAGTATTGTATGGGTTTATGCTATAAGTTCTATCTGGTTTGTTATACTTACCTCTCTTATGGTTAGGTGTACAAACTCTGAACTTAATTTTTGCCTTTCCACTCTTACCAATTACAGTTTCACCAATTTTGAATGCACCTGTAACATCCTTGATTTCAAGGAGTTTTGGTACGATATCCAAAGTATTACTTCCATCAAAGAAGTGGTAATACCTAGTCTTTGGTTTACAAGACAGCGCATCAACAAGTACGTTTCTAGAACGCATATACTCTTCCGCTTGCGACTTGATCTTCTCGACCTTATCTGCGGGTGTTGGCGTTGGTACGTCAACTTTCTTGTAAGTAGTGGTGTAAGTAGCAACTCGGCGCATACAACGGTGCCCCCAGCCCCACCAGCCCCAATAGCCGTATCTCCAACGATATCTGTACCAGCCCCAACGCCACCAATATCCATATCTCCAACCACGACGATACCAGTAGTACCCCCAATGCCAATGGCACCATCTCCATCTATAACGACGCCAATACCAACGCCAACGACCCCACCAGCCCCACCAGTAACCAGTACGAACCCACTTATAACGTTTAGTAACAACCTTTACTGTTTTTTGCTTACCTTTAATTTTTACAGTCTGCTGAGTCTGAATCTTTCTAGACCAACTATCAATATCTGGTTTTAGTGTAATTGCAACTGCCCATGTAATAACGTTAAATGGGTTAATATTACTTACACCAGTTGCTGCAAGTTGTTTTACCCACTCTTTCTCCTCATACTTAAGCATCAAGAGGTCACCCCTCTTAACAACATTATCATCTAAAAGGTCATAATCAATCGTACTATCGTAAGTAGAAGACGTTGTTTCATCCTTAGTTACAATTAATGTTTTTAAAGATGCATTTGATGGTAATGGTGTAATTGTACCGCTACCTTCATCAGTCTGTTCACACTTATTATCTGGGTGGGCATCATCAATTTGCTCACTACTTTGGAAATTATCAGCGAAGAATCCATTTTTGAAACGTGCTTTACCAGTTGCATCTCTAATGTCAACATTTTTTGTTTCCTCTTCTAACATAGAAAGAGTAACTGCACTTTCAAGAGCACTGATCTTTCTATCTAATTTACCAATATCAGCAAAAGTATATCTTCTTGGGTTTTCTAAATCAATATCAATAGAATCAGTTTCATCTGTATATGCAGGTAAAGTGATAGTACCCAATAACATATGGTCAGAATCTAAATCGTCAGGTTCACCTTCACCAGGCACACCTTGAACAATAGATAGATCACCATTTTTATTCAAGAAAAGTTTATCAGTTCTACTTAAGTAATATTCAAAACTTACAACAGATCCTTCCCCAACTGCTAAAGGTAGAGATGGTTTATCAAGAGCACCAAAATCTCTAGATGCAAAACTAAATGGAGGTGCTGTTGCAGTTGCTGGATCATATACAGAAACAGCAGGTCTAAAGTCTAAGACGTTTGTACCACCAGTAGTAGAACCATCCCTTTCAGACTCCATATCTGGTATTAAATCTCTAAACACAGACTGTGGGTAACTATCTACGGTTACAACATCACCATCATCTCCAGAAGGAACAGAGTAATAATCAAATACAACTTTTAATTGTTTGGTTGGAGGAGGACCGCTAGTAGCAGTTCGAGTAATAGAAGCATAGTTGGAGAAGGCATGTTCTTGACCATTATTTAATTCATATCTGTAAGTAACGTCTTTATAATTTCCGTTAACAATACTATCAATACTTGCAACAATATCACTCTCATCAAAAGTAATATCTTCTCCAAGAATAAATCTAGCATCAGTTAAATATACAAACTCTACTTGAGCAGCGCCAGGTTTTGCTACAAGTCTTGCAATTGCTTTACTACTAGCACCGATAATACTTTCACCAATAATCGCACTAGTCTGTACATTTTCTACAGAAGTTAGATTTAGTTTATCAAATGTAGGTGCATTTTTGTCAAAAGACTCATGAACAGCAATAATTTCAATAACCTCTGGATAGTTCAAACAAATTTTCTTATCCTGAACTCTAGTTCCAAAAAATGTACTAAAGGACAAACCATCATTTAAACTGTTATTTGCTGTAGATCCAGATTGTTTATTTGCAGATCGGGTAATATTTACAACATGTGAACGATTAACAACCTTATTTTTTGCTTTAAACTCAGGTTTCTTCATCACAACGTTGGCAACAACGTTAGTTTGAGATGGTCTTAAACCTTTAATTGTAATTGTATTTGAACCACTGTTATATTCAAATTTATTTTCTGTAACTGTTGCAATAGTACCATCAGAATAAACAATACTATATCTGTCCTCATCAAATGCTTCAAATATAGCACCTTGAACACCACTAGTATTAGTGATTGTCATTACACCAGAACCATTAGTTGCTAATGCACCAAGTTGAGCATGGAACTCAAGACTTGAATTTTTTAAATCAACTGTAGCAACATCACTTTGTGGAAGAGATACATACATCTCATCCTGTTGAATATTTTGTACAATAGGTGTAAACGCAACAACTGTTGATGTAATATCTGCTGCAGGAAGAGCACCAGTAGTAATTCCAACAACATCTGTAGTCGCTTCTATAGTAACTTCAGTACCAGTTTTTGCAATATCTTTTACTCTATACAAAGTAGTTGTTGTAAAACCAACTTGCTGAACAGCAAGTAAAGAATCTGTTTTAATACCAGTAAGAGATTTATTATTAAGTGATACTTTACCAGCAGCGGTAATATTAAACTGGTCTGTTTCTTTAAATCCAGGAACAGGTTGACCGACTAAAAGTACATCACCGTAGAAATCTGCCTGTAGACCTAATGCAGAAGCTTGTTGGTAAACAGATTTTACATCAGTACTATCATATATTCTTACATCTAATGTTTTTCTAGCATTCTCTTTAATACCATTAATGTAAATTGTTTCACCTTGGATGAATGTTCCACTTGTATCTCTTACAAAAATTTTGGCACTTCCAGTACCAGCTGCAGTTACATATCCAGATGCACCACTAGATTGACCTGTAATATATGCACCAGCAGGAAGTTGAGCAGCACTGAGAGGATTAGCAAGATGTAACTTCTGATATAATGTTACATCATAAACAAATAAAGTAAATGGTGTGCTAGGAGATAAGTATTCTCCAGAAGTTAAGTTAAAAGAATAGCACCTACAATCACCGATTCTTTCACCAGCAAGAGTAGTTCCATTAGCACCTAATCTTTGACTGTATAATTGTATTTCTCTTTTTATTGCAGGATGTCCGTAAACATTGTTTACTTGAATTTGACTACCTAGATTATATGGAACAAAAGCACCTTCAACTTTACGAGTTGTTCTTGGTTTTGGAATATCTAAAATTGTTGCAACAGGTTTGTCAATATCATAACCTTTTACATATGCTTTACCAGAACCAATAGAAACACAAGCTAAATCATTAGAAGGAACATTACCTTCGTCAGTTACTTGATTATCATAGTAAAGACCATTATTACCTCTTCTATTATTCAAACACTCATGGAAAGTAATATCAAAAGGTTCAACGAAGAAGTTACCAGTTTTCTCAAAATCTCTTTCAGCAATATAATCTTTAATAACAGAATACTGTGGTTTATTAGGTACTGTTAAAAGTACACCTTCTTCAACTCTTAAGAGTTCAATAAAACTTGAGTCATTAAGATCAGTAAGACTCTTTTTAACTAAAGTAGTTTGTATTTTAAATCTATCAGCACCAGGAGCAGCAAAGTTAGTGAAACCCTTTGCATTATCATATAAAGTATTATCTTGCTTTGCGTTTACAATTTCTTCACTAATTTGAAGACCAACTCTGTATGAAGGGGCATCGTTAGCTTCATCTAGAACTACTGTTTGCTTTTTAACGTCAACGAAGTAACCTCTGAAGAAGAAAGTACCTGCATCTACGTGAGCAGCAGAACCTATTTGTGCTGCACTTGTTGCAATAGTAACTGCAAAAGTGTTTCCACTAGAAATGGTTGTATTTCCATATACGACGTTTTCTTCAGTAATTAAAGTCTCTCCATCTTGGAAAGCACCTACATCATTACTAGCTGTACCAGAAGTATATTTTATGAAAAGAGTAATATTACCACTTTCTGTTTGCGAAGATAGAAGAACATTTACGATCTTTGCTTCAAGACCTGTTTGTTGTCCTCTAATCTCTTTTCCTACAAAGGATGAAATATAATCACTAACATTTAAACCAAGGAAAGTTGATTCAATCTGAATTGATTGATAATCAAAATCATAACTAACTCCACCAGGTATTACAACAGATCCATCTTTGAAAGTATGTCTAGCAAATTTTTCAATCTGATTCTGAAGAATAGATTGAGACGTAGTTAATTCTCTAGCCTGAACTGGAAAACCAGGCTTAAACAATACCCTATAGTAATTGTTTTCTGCGTCAAAATCGTCATAATATGGATTGATATTTAAATTGGTTCTTTGTGGCATTGTCTCAGTTTAGAATTCCAGTACGATTTTTACGTCTTCTCTTTGTCTCAGGTTCCTCGAAACGGTTTGCCTGTTATCAATATATATAAGCTCACCCGATGAGACTTCAATTTCTGGACCAGAAAGACCACTTGTGAAGTTAATTCCAAGATCTATTAGAGCACCAGAGCTACTTACTGTATTAATACCAGTAAATCCTGTATTGATTGTGCAACTTGCAGAACCAATTGTGACGTTAGCTACGGCACTTGTAAAGGCATGTTTGATGAAAGATTGACGAGAAGCAAATGGGTCGTCTTCTTGATTTGTTGTAGACTGGTTAAAGTATAAAGATCTATCTTGAGCATATCTAACAACATTTGTTGAACTATCAAAAGATGTTACCCATCCAAAGGCAGTAACACCAGCACCGATAGTTTGAGAAATTTTAGATCCTACGTTAATTTGCGTAATGTCAGAAATTGTATCTAAGACAATCGCATTTGTGGAACTAAATGAATTAGAAGACTGTACAGATGTTGAACCAATAGAAAGTGGATTCTTGAGTAAACCAACTTGTGCAAATTTTGTAGAAGTTGGGAAATCACCAATGTCGTCAAAACGAGCATAAATCAAAACTTTGTCAGCACCCAATTCATTATATGCATTAAAACCATGTCCTTTTGTTGGTGGAATGATTGGAATTAAGAATGCTCTGTCAGTAATAGATCCAGTATTAATTGAAGATAAATCAACAATACCAAAAGAATAACCACTACCACCAGATGATACAGTGGCACTAGTAATCTTACCTGAAGTATCTACAGATAAAACTGCCTTTGCTCCTGTTCCATCACCAAGGATATCAACGGGTTGGTTTTGCCCAATACCATATCCCGCACCTTGTTTTTCAATATAAACTGTTTTAATTTGATTCAGGTTTACATCCGAGTTTCCATTATCTCTAACCGCTGCAACTGGACCTGTAGCCGATTCCCAATCATTTGGTACAGGTATGTACTCCAAAGTATCAAACTTAATAATATCACCAGGTGATACAGTATACATATATT